TCCTTTTTTTTATAATCCATAGCAAATAACAATAGAGAATGGGAAAAAAGTTTAGTTGATTTGAAACCTAAAATTTTGCAAGGATATTTAAAAGCTGCTTTACATAGAAATATTGAATGGGAGTTTCCTGTGGACCCTCCTCAATTTGCTGGTAATAGTGGATTACATTATATAGCGGCTGGTTTCAATTGGGCACCACAAGATTTATCTAATTTAATATATCTTACACATAAGAGTAAGGATGAAATAAAAGAATTTATGAACCCATATATAAAGAAATTAGATGAACGTAAAGAAATGTGGAATAAAGAAGCTGAAAAGCATCCAAGTTATCACGACTTTATATTGGAGAATTATTATTAATGAAAATAGCATTATTAAATGATACACACTTTGGTTGCAGAAATGATAGTCCACATTTTGCACATTATCAACAAAGGTTTTATGATGAAATATTTTTTCCTTTTATAAAAAAACATAACATAACAACATTAATACATTTAGGAGATGTAGTTGATAGACGTAAGTTTATAAATTATAAGACTGCTCATTTTTTTAGGCAAAATTTTATGAAACGATTGTGGGAAGAAAAGGTTGATACTCATATTATATTAGGTAACCACGATACATATTATAAGAATACAAATCAAGTAAATGCAATTACAGAACTTTGTACAACATATGATGGTGTAAATGAACCTTGGGTTTATGCAAATCCAAAAGAAGTTACCTTTGATGGTTTAAATATTTTGTTTATGCCTTGGATATGTGATGAAACTTATGATGAATCTATACACGCAATTGAACATAGTAATTCTGAAATTTTAATGGGGCATTTAGAAATTAAAGGGTTTGAAATGAACCGAGGATTTATGAACGAACAAGGTTTAGATAAATCTATATTTAAAAGATTTGAAAAAGTTATATCAGGACATTTTCATAAAAAATCAGATGATGGTCACATTTATTATCTAGGTACACAATTTGAAATAACTTGGAATGATTATAAAGACCCAAAAGGGTTTCATATTTTTGATACACAAACAAGAGAGTTAACAAGAATATCTAATCCATTAAGAATATTTAAGAAAATAGTTTATGATGATACAAAAACAGATTATAATAAATTAGATATAGAAAGATATGATAATAGTTTTATTAAAATGTTTATATCTCAAAAAACAGATGATGATATGTATGATAAGTTTGTTGCAAGACTATATAATACATTGAACATATATGAGTTAAATATTTTTGAAGATTCAGGAGATGTAACATCTAGTGTAAGAGAAGATATAATAGAACAAGGTGAAGATACACTTACATTTTTAGGTAAGTATATAGACCAACTTGATACACCACTTGATAAACAAAAATTAAAAGATTATACTAAAGAACTATACACGGAGGTAGGAGAAAATGGCTAATTTTAAGGTAGAGGATACTGGGACAACTAATATGAATAGAGAAAGAGTAAGACAAATAGAAACATTGGGTCATATGAATTTTGGACCATATGTTGCACATTATAAAGTCCATAACGAATTAATAGAAGGACTTTTAGAAAGAGGCAAACCAAAAAAAGTAGGTTCAGGTAATAAACACCTAGCAGGTGTATTAGCTGACCAAAGAGATTATGAAGAGAAAGATAAGGAGTGGTTCGTAAAAGAGTTTCAACCTTATGTAAATGAATATGTTGAAGGAAATTGTAAATGGTGTAGGACACAATATTCAGAACCACAATGGACAAAATCATTTTCATTATTAGGCTTATGGATTAATTATATGAAAGAAACAGAACATAATCCTGAACACGTACATAATGGAATGTTAACTTGGGTTATATATTTAAAAACACCAGATTTAGCTGAAGAAAGAAAAAAATATGAAGGTACTAGTTATGGTCCAGGTGGTATATTATTTAAATATGGTGAAAATTCTCCTACAAAATGGGCAGAGCATACCTGTGCATATGATCCTGAACCAGGATATATGTGGATGTTTCCTTGTCCGTTAAGACACGAAGTAATACCTTTTAGAACTCCAGGAGAAAGAATAAGTGTATCTGGTAATTTATATTTTATGCACCCTTCTGAAAAATCAAAAGTGGAACCTCCTCAAAAACAGGTTTTAGATACACATAAGGCAGCTGAGATTGGATAGTTTTTAAGTTTTATATTATGATACAGTTTAAGAAAATATCTTACAAGAATTTTTTATCAACTGGCAATGTTCCAATTGTTATTGATTTAAATAAATCTCATTTAACTTTAATTATAGGCTCAAATGGAAGTGGTAAGTCAACTCTATTAGACGCCTTATGTTTTGCATTATTCAATAGACCGTTTCGTATTATTAAGAAAGACCAAATGGTTAATACTATTAATAATGGTGGTTGTGAGGTTGAATTATATTTTAGTGTAGGACCAAAAGAGTATATTGTTAGAAGAGGAGTTAAACCTAATTTTTTTGAAATACATTGTAATGGAGAGTTAATAAGTCAAGACGCAAGTACTATTGATTATCAAAAATATCTTGAAACAAATATTATGAGGTGTAACTATAGGTCATTTTGTCAAGTAGTACTATTAGGGTCTTCTTCCTATCAACCATTTATGAAAATGAGAGCAAGTTTTAGAAGAGAAGTAGTTGAAGAGATTTTAGACATAAGAGCATTTACTAGAATGGACCATATCTTACGTGGACAACAAAGTGATTTACAGAATAAAATAACAGAAGTCCGCCATCATTGTGAACTTATAGAAACCAAGTATCAGACTGAAGCAAAGTACTTGGATACTCTTCTCCACAAGGATATAGACGTCCAAACACACAAAAAAAGGGTGTTAGACAAAAATGAAGAGGATCGGTTAGCATTTGTAAAGAAGATAAAAGAACTTAATGAAAATATTATTTCATCAAAAGAGTGTGTAAAAGATAGAGATAAGGTTGATATGAAGACAACCACATTATCTAAATTAGAAGCAAAGATTGAGAATAATTTAACTAGACATAGAAAATCTTTAAAATTTTTTGAAGAAAATGATGTGTGTCCTACTTGTACACAACCATTACACCCAACTTTTAAACATCAAAAGTGTGACCTAGAGAGAAAGAAAATTAATAAATTAAAAGAAGGTATGAAACAATTATTACAAGAAATTGTAAATATGGAAACTAAAGTTGGTGAATATAATAAAGTATCAGAAAAAATATATAATTTAAATGTTGATTTATCAAAGGTAGAAACTTCATTAGAAAGTTTAAAATCTCATAGTGATAATATAGAAGAAGATTTAAAAGTGTTTCAAAATAAGGATGCTGATATAATAAAGATTAGAAAAGATTTACAAGATATGAAAGATTCGTTAAAGGTTTGTAAAGAAGATTTAGATAAAGTTGTTGAAGATAAAAAATATCAAGATGTATTAAGAGTTGTATTAAATGATAAAGGTGCTAAGGCACAAATTATTAAAAAGTATATACCTATTATGAACAATTTAATTAATAAGTATTTACAGGCAATGGATTTTTATGTATCATTCCATTTAGATGAAGAGTTTAATGAAACGGTAAAGAGTAGATTTAGAGATACATTTAATTATAATAATTTTAGCGAAGGTGAAAAGATGAGAATAGACCTTGCGTTATTGTTTACGTGGAGAGATATTGCACGTTTAAAAAATAGTACAAATACTAACTTGTTAATATTAGATGAGATATTTGATTCAAGTTTAGATATGTCAGGTACAGATGATTTCTTTAAGATAATACAAAAATTATCTAACGAAAATGTTTTTATTATTTCACATAAAGGAGATATAATGTTTGATAAATTTACAAATATAGTTAAGTATAAAAAACACCAAAACTTTACAGTGTTAGATAGGATATAATATGGCAGAATTTAAATTAGAAGAAGAAAAGAAAGAAAGAGAATTAAGATTAATACCACAAGATGACCCTAGAGTTAGGTCATCTATAGCACCTTGGACGGATGATTTATTAAAAGAACATAACTTTAAGGATAGAAAAGAAGTATCTGACCTTATGTTTAAAACAATGTTAAAATATGGTGGTATAGGATTATCTGCTAATCAAGTAGGGTTACCTTTTAATATGTTTGTAATGGGTGACCATATGTCATTAGAAAAAGGTTTAAAAATGACTTGTTTTAATCCTATGATTATATCAACAAGTATGGAAACTGTAGTATTGAAAGAAGGTTGTTTAACATATCCTTTTTTATTTTTATCTTTAGCAAGACCAAGAAAAGTTGTAGTAAAATATACAGATGAAAAGGGTGATTTGAAAGAAGGAAATTTAGATGGTCAAATAAGTAGGATATTTCAACACGAATATGACCATATGATAGGTAGAAATTTTACTGAACTTGCAAGTAAAATGAAATTAGATATGGCAAGAAAGAAAGCAACGAAGAGTTTTAAAGTATGGGAGGCAAGAACAAAATTAGGTAAGAAATGAAAAAGTTAACAAATAGAACTGATACAAAAAATGCATTGGAAGCATTTGGTGTAGAAGCAACAGGTGAAGACCTTATTACTAGTAAGGGCAACAAAAAAGGTGTTTCAAGATATACAGATGAAGAAGAATTACAATCTAATATTGATATGATTTATGAGTATTGGATGAAAAGAGGATTTCCTTATTATGCTACTGATAAACAGTATAGAGAAGCACAGTTTAACGCATTACCATCATATGATGATTGTAAAAATTTATTAACTAAAGAAAAAGTTATTAAACCCAATCAAACAGGTCTATCTTTAGCGTGGTCATATATGCCACATAGTTTTGGTATCAGATGTGGTAAGATGAAAACTCCTATGGAGATATATGAAAGTGAAGAACACTTTAAAAAAGGAATACGTAAACTATTAACAGGTAGTTTCTTTGGTAAAGTATCAGTAGATAATATAATGCCTATTAATGATAATTTATATGGTGAAACAATTGAAATATCACCTAAATTAAAACACAAATCAGAAAGTATAATGAGGTCTTTATTAAGAAGATATACAGGAACTCAATGTGTATCTAATTTTAGACCTACAGCAGCGGCGTGTTTATACTCACATTTTGCATTTCCAGGAGCTATGGTATGGGATATGTCAATGGGATATGGTGGTCGTATATTAGGTGCAATTATAGCAGATATTAACTATGTAGGTACTGATCCAGCAGAAAAAACGTTTAAAGGACTACAAGAGATTAAGAAAGATTTTGGTAGAGAGAATAGACATTACTTTTTAAACAAGTGTGGTAGTGAGGTGTTTCAACCAAAAGAAGAATCGTTAGATTTTGCATTTACAAGTCCACCTTATTTTAATTGGGAACAATATGGTGAAGAAGATGGACAATCATTTAAACAATATGATGGTGCTGAAGCGTGGAACAATGGATTTTTAAGAACAACAATACAAAATGCATATAAAGGATTAAAAAAAGGTAGACATATGGGGTTAAATGTAGCGAACATTAAATCACATAAAACCTTTGAAGATGATACAGTACGAATTGCTGTAGAAGAAGGATTTACACATACGGATACATACAAATTACAGTTATCCTCGCAAGAATCAGGTGCAAAATACGAGCCAGTTTTCATTTTTCAAAAAAAGTAGTCAAAAAACCCAGTAAAATCAAGGGTTATTAGGTATTGACTTTTATATTAAATGGTGATACCATTAGTATAGAAAATGACAAAGGGACACACTACAATTAATTTAGACACTAAAAGTCAGTTAGCAAAACTACTTGCAACAGAAAATATAATCATACAACATAACAACGTATCAACAGCGAGTTTTAATACAAAGACTCGTGTATTAACTCTCCCTATATTTAAAGAACAATCAGGTGATGTATATGATATGTTGATTGCTCACGAATGTGCCCACGCATTATTTACCCCACAAAATGGTTGGAAAAAAATTCAAGATGATGATGAGTTAAGAACTTACGTTAATGTATTAGAAGATACAAGAATAGATAAAAAAATTCAAAAAAAATACCCAGGAGTTGTTAGAAATTATATCAGCGGATTTGATATATTAGAAAAACAAAACTTCTTTGCTTTAAAGGGTAAAGATATAAACAAAGATTTAATGATAATTGATAAGATTAATATTAGGTCAAAATCAAGTGATAGATTACCATTTATATTTGATAATAAAGCAAAACAATGGTTGAAAAAAGTTGACGCAATTAAATCATTTACAGATGTTGTTAGAGTTGCTAAAGAAATGCTTAATTGGCAGAAAAAACAAGTAGACCAAATGAAGAAATTACCAAATTTTGATGACCATCCAATAACAGTAAATTATGATTTAGATGATAAACCACCTGAAGACCAATCAGAAGACGAAGGCAAATCAAATGAAAAAGAAATGAGTGATGGTGAGTCTAAAGAGTCGGAAGAAGATAAGAAAAAAGATGATTTAAATGAACAAAATAATACTGCTGATAGTGATGAAAAAAAAGATAAAGATAAAACAGATATTAAAAAAGCAGAACCAACTAAACACGCTAAAGGTGCTGGCGGTGAACACCCTAAAAAGAAATTAAAATCAATTACTAATGATTCTTTTGAACAAAAAAAAGATTCATTGTTAGATAAAAAAACAAGTTATTTTTATGGTAAATTACCAGAACCTAATCTTGATATGTGTTTAACTTCATATAAAACATTTTTAAAAGACTTTAGAAATCATATTAGTACTGCTAGAAAACAATGGGATTCTGTTCCAGAATATCAATTATGGATAAAAGATAAATTTAAAACATTTAGAAAAAAAAATAAAAAGACAGTTATGTATCTTGTTAAAGAATTTGAAATGAAAAAAGCTGCTACTGCTTATAAGAGAGCAAGTACAGATAAAACTGGAGTTATTGATCCTTTAAAATTAAAAGATTATAAATTTAGTGAAGACATATTTAAAAAGATGACTATTATACCAGATGGTAAAAACCACGGTATGATAATGTTACTTGATTGGTCAGGTTCAATGAGTGATTGTTTAAAGAATACTGTAGAACAATTAATTAACTTGATAGATTTTGTTAATAAAGTTAATATACCTTATGAGGTTTATTTCTTTACAAGTGAAAGAAGTTGGAGAAAATCACAAGAAGAAAGAAATAAAGAAAAACCATTTTGGAATTATAAACCAGGTGACTTATGTTTTGATGAATTTAAACTAGTAAATTGTGCTAGTCATAGAATGTCAAAAACTGAATTAGAAGAATCATTAACATACTTATATCATATGGCAAAAGATTATGATACTAGATGGTCAAGAAGAGATTCGCTTGAAATATCACAAGGAACAAATTACGGTATGCCAGACCAATATAATTTAGGAAATACTCCATTAAATGAAGCATTACTTGTATGTAATACATTGATACCTAGATTTCAGAAAAAATATGGTGTTGAAAAACTTACGTTTATAACATTAACAGACGGTGGCGCTAACAGTTTTAGAAATAATCAGATAGTAGATATATCAGATTTAAGAGAAGAGGATGTGGTTGATAAATTAGAATTAAAACAAATGAAAAAAGAAGGTAGAACTTGGGCACCTAAACATATTGATTATGATAATCAAGTAGTTATAGAACATAAGAAAAAAAGATATATACCAGGTCGTTATTCTGGAGAACTTACATCAACGTTATTAGAAATTTTAAAAACTTCTTGGGGAGTAACAAATGTAGGATTTTATATACTTAAAAGAGTTAGACGTTGGGATATTGAAAAATTTATTGATGATTATAAAGATTGGTCAGACAAAGAAAATAGAATAAACAAATTAAGAAAACAAATGACTAAAGAAAAAAGTGTTGATGTTCCAAGTAAAGGATATGACAAGTATTTCTTATTAGACGGAAGAGCATTAAGAGTAGAGAATTTTGATTTGCAAACAGCAAAAATCAATAAAGGAACAAAAGGCGAACTAAAAAGAATCTTCGGAAAATCTATGAAGAATCGTTTAGTTTCAAGAGTACTTTTAAACAAATTTATAGCGGAGGTTGCTTAAATAATGAAAAAAACATTGAAAAATAAGGGTATTTTATGGGTTGACTTTTATCAAAAAGTCCTTTATAATATACCTATAAGAATATGAAAGGACGTGAAAACACTATGTTAAATCAAAAACAAAAAGACTTTGTAATACACGCATTAAAAATGTATGGCAAAGATGAGTTAACTAAAAATGAGTTGAAAGCTGCCAATAAAGAATTTGGTTATGCATATGCTCCACAATGGTTAACAAAAAATAAACACTACAAAATTGGTAGGGGTTTGTTTAAATTACCAAACATAGATGATAAGGTTGTAGATAAAAAAGAAGTAGTATCTAAACCTAAAGTTGTTGAAGAAAAGGATAATAAAGTCAGCGAAGCTGCTTATATTGTTTCATCTTTAACAGGCGATATTGTTCCTAAAAAGGAAACAACATTTGTATCATTTGGTAATCAACCTGATTTAAAATCTATTATAAAATCTGGAATGTTTTATCCAGTATTTATTACAGGATTGTCAGGAAATGGTAAAACCTTGGGAGTTACTCAAGCGTGTGCCGAAAACAGACGTGAACTTATTAGAGTTAACGTAACAATAGAAACAGACGAGGATGATTTGTTAGGCGGTTATAGATTAAGAGAAGGTCAAACTGTATGGCAAAATGGTCCTGTTATAGAAGCAATGGAAAGAGGCGCAATTCTTTTACTTGATGAGATAGACCTTGCAAGTAATAAGATAATGTGTTTACAACCAATTCTTGAAGGTTCTGGAATCTTTGTTAAGAAGATTAATAAGTACATAAAACCTTTAAAAGGATTTAATGTGATAGCAACTGCTAATACTAAAGGACAAGGTTCAGAAGACGGTAAGTTTATCGGAACTAATGTTCTTAATGAGGCATTTTTGGAAAGATTTCCAATCACATTTGAACAAAAATATCCAAGTGTTAAGATAGAAGAAAGAATCTTAATTAAAAATCTGGAAAAAAGTGGTAAAAAGAATAAAGACTTTTGCCAAAAACTAGTGACTTGGGCAGACGTTATCAGAAAAACTTATTTTGATGGCGGTGTTGATGAGATTATCTCAACAAGAAGATTGGTACATATCATACAAGCATATACTATCTTTAATGATAAACAAAAAGCTATTGAAGTTTGTACTAATAGATTTGATGATGATACAAAGAATTCATTTGTAGAGTTATATGGTAAAGTTGACGCTGGGGCAACTGCTGAGCAGATTGCCGAAGAGTCTAGAAAAGCCGAAGTAGCAGAACAAGTGAAAGACAATGAGAGTGAGTCAGATGACGAAGAAGATAAAGATGATGTTGTCTAAATCTCTCAAATCATAGTGTAAGTCCTGAAGGCGGATTTAGTGGTCCGCCTTCGCTAACACTAGAAAGAATTATGAATATGAATAACGGATATTATGCAGTTGTATTAAATAAGAAATCCTGTGATGTTGTAAAAAGAAAAGCAACAATGGATGTTGTAGTAGGTGACCATATTACACTTGCATATAAACCAGACAATAAAACTTTTGACAAGTTGAATAAATTGATTGATAAAAAGGTTGATGTTTATGTTGACCATATAAGAGCAAATAAAAATATAGAGGCATTTTGGGTAAGTGATATGCATTTAACTAAATCATATAAAAGATTAAAAAGAAGTGATAAAGGTTCACCACATATTACAATATCACATAGTAGGATGTTTAAACCTGGCAACGCAAAGACAATGTTTGAAAAACCAATTTCCAAACAAACAGATTGTAGGATGTTAGAAGGAAGAATTAAATGGATTTCATATGAAAAGGAGGCAGTATAATAATGAAAGATTTTTATGGCGAATATATGAAGAAACAAAGTAAGAGAAATAAGTTGGAAAGATTTTTAGACAAATATAATCATACAATGGAATTAATTAGAACTATACTTCCAATTATTTTGTTAATTATGCAAACAATAATTATAATAAAGATATTTTAATATGATAGCTACAGAACAAATGAAGTGTTGTATATGCAAGATTGAAATTGATAATGGTATGGACTACCATAATCCAACACCACTTGGAAAAAATGATAGTGATGATAAAGTAACTCAACTATATAGTGATGTATGTTGTACCTATTGTAATATAACTAAAGTATTACCAGCAAGAATAGCACAAAATAAAGACCAGTTTCAGGAACAAAAAGAAGAATTAGCAGAAGATTTAAAACAATCCAGACAACAAGAATATGTTAGAAAAGAAATGGATAAAATTAGAGCAGAAGGTTGGAAGGAAGAGTCTACTACAGATACTCATAAGATAATTTATGAAGCAGAAAAAAGAGTTGCTGAAGAAGCAAAAGATAATGCAGTAGGTGAAAGAATTAAAGCTGAAAATTTATCAGAACCTTTAAAAGATTTATTAAAGGAAGAGTATAATTCAGGTAATGTTAATTTTTTAAAGGAAGGAAAATTTATTTTGTGTAGTAAATGTTTAGATAATACACCACACATTCCAGCGTGGGGTATTTGTCAAAGATGTGGTACACAATATAGTGATAAGTTATGACAATAACAGTAGAAGTAAGACACGGTAATGTAGAGAAGGCAATGAGAGTACTTAAAAAGAAAATACTTAAAGCTGGCATATTGAAAGAGTATAGAGAAAGACAATATTACAGAAAACCATCTTTCATTAAACGTGAAGCGAAAAAAGAAGGTATTAAGAACTGGAAAAAGAAACAGAAGTTAATACAAGACAAATTATAGAATTTAAGCATTTCCGTGCCTGTGCTTTGATAATAAATATACTATACCAGGCAATTCATAAGACCTGGGGCGTGGAAGGGATGGCCAGACCCGATATTAAGTTATCAAAACTGGTAGTAGTTTGAGGTCTACTTTAACAAAACCTCAATGAATTATGAGTTTTGTAGGAGTTTGGGGAGACTCTAAAACCTATAGAAGGTCACACGAAAGTGGGCACTACGAGTGAGGTTTTGTCAGTTTCATACACTTAAAAACAAAACTGGCGGCGCTACTTGTATATTGTAAATTAATACATATATAAGTAGTGTAGTAGTGAGTGCCATTAAGGGCTCACAAAACGATAACTTTGCTTAATAAAGGAGGTTTTTATGACCAATAAAGCATTATCTATTTTTAACAGGTTAAGACCAATATCGGTTGGATTCGATTCAATGTTTGATAATTTTCAATCAATGTTTGATGACGATTTTATATCCGATATACAACCGTCTTACCCACCATACAATATAGTTAAGTCTGGTAAGAATACTTACGATATTGAAGTTGCATTAGCAGGATTCAATAAAAAAGACATTAATGTAAATGTAGAGGATGGTATGTTGACTATCGAATCAGTTAAAGACGAGGCTGAAAAAGAGGTAGAAGACAATGGCGGTACTCTTTATAGAGGAATATCTAAAAGGATGTTCAAACGGTCTTTCACAATTGCCAATGATGTAAATGTCACTGGTGCAGAACTGAAAGATGGTCTGTTAAGAGTTTCTATGGAGAAGATTATTCCAGAAGAAAAGAAACTTAAAACAATACAAGTTAAATAATAACATAGACATAGATAGTGGCGGGTAAAACCGCCGCTATTTTTTTTAGCGCCTAGCATTGACATATAAATACTATTGATATATAATAAAACAAATGAGGAAATTATGAATAAAATATTAGTGATTTTAATGAGTTTGATTCTCTTAAACGCTTGTTCAAGCATAAAAAATCCAAGCATAGCATTCGGTAAAAAATGCGTAGAAAAAGGTGACCAGGTTCACTATTCTTACGTATGGATATTTGATGGTAATGCTGGGTTACAAGCAGATGAGATTACTTGCGAATTAATTGATAAGGATAAGGATAAGAAATGAAAATAAAAGATATAAAAAATAAGATATCAGGTGTAGGGATAGCGGCATTTGTTGCTATACTTGCATTGCTATTTGTTACTATAGACCAAAAAAGTGATATTAATGGATTACAAGCAGAACTAGAAAACGCTGAAGTAGGTATTTCAGCTGTAGAAACAGAATACTTGGATACTATTACATTATTAGAAGGTACAGTAAAATCATATGAACTTGAATTAGTATCAATTCGTGATGTATTACTAGCATCCGATAATGAATTAGCGGTATTTAAAGCTGAATTACAGACAACAGAATCAGTAGTGAATCAATTAGCAGACCAATTGGTTACAGCAAATGCTACTATTATAGACTTGAAAGAGAATCCTACTTGTCCTGTTGAGTAACCAACATTGACATTAATCAGATTTGGTGTTATATTAACACTATGATTAAAGATATAACTAGATGGCAAGATATTCCAACAATACCAGATGTGGTATTCAAGGAACGAGTCTCTGGTGAGTTTAAAAATTTAAGTACAAAAGACATTTTTAGTAATAAAAAGGTTTTAGTATTTTCATTACCAGGTGCATTTACTCCAACGTGTTCAGGAAAACAACTACCTAACTTTGAAAGACTCTATGAAGAGTTTAAGTTAAGAGGTATAGATGAGGTTTATTGTTTATCAGTAAACGATTCATTTGTAATGAACGCTTGGGCAGATGAACTTAATGTTACCAAAGTTAAGATGTTGCCAGATGGCAATGGTCATTTTACTAGACGTATGGGTATGTTGATTAATAAGACACACCTAGGGTTTGGTATGAGAGCGTGGAGATATGCTTTCATTGCTAACGATGGAAAGATTGAAAAATGGTTTGAAGAACCAGGCATTAATGATAGAGGTAGTGATATGGATCCATATGGAGATACGGATCCAGAGAATATTTTGAAACTCATACAACATTGACATTTAGAATAGAATAGTATAGTATAGTATTATAAATTATGGAGGATTTGATATGAATTTATCAACAAATACAGTTGCAATCTTAAAAAACTTTTCTGAAATTAATAAAAATATTTTAGTTAAACCAGGAAAAAGATTACAAACAATATCTACTTTAAAGAATATTCTTGCCGAAGCAGACATTGACAATAAGTTTGAGCAAGAATTTGCGATATATGATTTGCCAGAATTTTTAAGGGCGATTGAATTGTTTACAAAATCAGATATAAAATTCAATGGTACAAGTAATTTGGTTATTTCAGATTCCAATTCAAGACAATCCGTTAAATATTTCTTTGCAGATAAGTCACTAATTGTTCATCCAGAAAAAGGTATTAGTATGCCTGATAAGTATGTAACATTTACATTAAAGAACAAGAATCTTGCAGATTTAAATAAAGGAATTCTTACATTGAATTTACCAGATATTGCAGTAAAAGGTGATGGTAAAAATATTACATTAATTGCAACTGATAAAAAGAATAAAACATCTAACGATTATTCTGCTGTTATAGGAACAACAGATAAAAAATTTGTTGCATACTTTAAGGCAGAAAATTTAAAGATAATAGATGGTGATTATGACATTGCAATTTCTAGCAAAAGAATAAGTCATTTTGTTAATAGAACTAAACCAATACAATATTGGATAGCATTAGAACCAGATAGTGAGTTTTAATTATATGTTAATAACTGAACCAAAAGATTGGACAATTACTTTCATTAAAAAACATACAGCAAGAGGTTCACACAGGTGGGCATTTTGGTTGGAAGGTATTATAATAGGAGTATTGATAGGGTTGATTATATGAAAAAGGTGAATATATTATGGCAGAAAATTTATGGGTTGAAAAATACAGACCAAGAAAAATTGAAGATTGTATTTTAACCAATGAACTAAAAGAAACTTTTAAACAGTTTCTAAATAAAAAAGAAATCCCAAACTTATTATTATCAGGTACAGCAGGTACAGGTAAGACTACTGTAGCACGTGCCTTATGTGAAGAGTTAGGTACTGATTACATTATGATTAATGGATCAGATGAAGGTCGCCATATAGATACGTTAAGAAATAATATTAAGAATTTTGCGTCAACTGTATCTTTAACTGAAACAGCAGGTCATAAAGTTGTTATAATTGATGAAGCGGATTATATGAATCCAGAGTCCGTTCAACCTGCATTAAGAGCTTTCATAGAAACATTTTATAAGAATTGTAGATTTATCTTTACTTGTAATTTTAAGCATAAAATTTTACCTCAATTGCATAGTAGATGTACTGTTATTGATTTTGCGATTACAGATGGTGATAAGAATAAATCTTATAGTGATTTTCATAAGCGATTGCAGTATATTTTAAATGAAGAAAAGATAGAGTTTGATCCAAAAATACTTGCAGAATTAATACAAAAATATTATCCAGACTTTAGAAGAACTATTAATGAACTTCAACGATATTCAGTAAGAGGTAAAATTGATAGTGGTATATTATTCAGTTTAACTGAAGTAGATACTAAAAAACTTATAGCGATTTTAAAAAACAAAGAGTTTAATGCTATGAGAAAATGGGTTATACAAAACCTAGACAAAGAACCATCAGCATTATTTTCAACAGTATATGAAATACTATACAAATATTTACAACCACAATCTATACCACAAGCAGTTTTAGTTATTGCTGGGTATCAATACAAGGCTGCTTTTGTAGCAGACCAAGAGATTAATATGGTTGCTTGTTTAACCGAAGTAATGGCAAATTGTAAATTCAAATGATAAATGAAAAAGCAAAAGAATATTGTTTAACTGCTTGGGATTTTGCAAAAGCTAGTTTATATAGATGGAAGCCTGGTATGAATGAACACATTGAAAGAGCAATCTCTAGGACATTTTATCAAATGGTTTTTGATACATATCCTGTTAAGACAGGTCTTTCTACAGAACCTGGAGCAACAACACCAGATAAAAGATATACAAATGACCATTATCTATCACCACAAACTATTATGAAATATATAATGGATACTGAATTGTTTAATGATTATAAAAAGTTTGAGGCCCTTTTTTTTGAATGCAGAAAAACTATTGTGGTTACTAGAGACCAAAATAATAAATTAGCACAGATGACTAGAAAACGACCTGTTCTTACAAAGGATAAATATGATTATTTAGGATATGAACTTTATTATGGGGATGAAAAATTACCAAAAATAAATCAAGTATTACCAGTTCCAGAAGAATTTACAAAATGGGAAATGAAATATATTAAAAATGGGTTTAGAGCTACTATTGTTTGGTTAGGATATAAATCATCACTAGAGCCATTTATGGACAAGGAGTTTAAAAAATGAACGCAATAGTACAGAAGATAGGTAGATGGCACAGTAAAGTATTTGGTTATGTTTCTAACAAAGCAAAAACAAGTAAGTGGTGGGCAATAGCATTAACCCTACTTGTTTTGTATGAAATTGTTGAACACGTAGTATATCCAATATTAGTACCATATCTAGCGTATATGCATTGGTTTAAGTAATGAGGTTTATACATTTTGGACCTGTAATTGGTGGTGTAGTAATTAGTCCTGTTTTGTGTAAGGAATTATTAGAACGTGGACGCCAAACTACGGTATCACATACTCAACAGCTTGCAGGACATTTAGATAAAGAAAATTTATTTCCTGATAAAGATAAACATTGGTTTGTAGAAAATTTTAAACAATATTTTATTCCATATTTTAGAAAAATCCAAGACCAGCACGATCCATTATTTTATTATGCTATACATCCTTTTAAAAAATGTATGATACAAAATTTATGGATAAATTTTATGAAGGCAGGAGAATATAATCCTCCACATACTCATAGTGGATCATATTCTTTTGTGTTATTTTTACAAGTACCAGAAGAGATAAAAAAAGAAAGTGCAGATTTTAAAGGTATAGGTCCTGGTCCTGGCCATATTAGATTTAAATATGGTGAAGAACAACCAGAAATTATGACTAAGCATTCCATATTACCAGTTGCAAATGAAATGTGGATATTTCCAGCGTCATTATATCATAGTGTTCCACCGTTTAAATCAGATGTGGAGAGGATATCAGTATCAGGTAATATTTTATTAACAGAAGGTGTTGGTGTAAAGAATACACCTACATATGAGGGTGGTGAGCTATCTTTTATAACTGATAAGGCAGAATTTAACATATGAAAAGAGATATATTAGAAAGCATAATAGATGTAGGTAGTGGATTTATATTAGCTATACTAATACAATTACTAATTTTTCCACTATTTGGATTACATCCAACCATATTGGACAGTATAGGAATTGCTTTAATATTTACAGTAGTTTCTATGACTAGGTCTGCTATATGGAGATGGTGGTTTAGGAGGAATGATGTACGAATTAAAAGATTATTTAAAAGCAATTAATGAAACCAAAGAAAATTTATTAGACACAAATGATATTACTTGGGAAAAGAAATACCCACCATATGTAATTAATAGATGTATGTCTATGTTTTATGATACTGTAATGCATAGTAATGAAATGAATGGTTTACACTTCCTACCAAAACGTATGCAATTTCACTTTTTCATAAATAGTATAAGAAAGAAAAGGCGATTTGGAGGTAAATGGTTATCGCAAACCAAGTTAAAGGATTTAGCGTTAGTAAAAGAGTATTATGGATATAGTAACTCAAAAGCAAAAGAAGCTCTTAACATACTTTCAAAAAACCAAATTGAGAATATTAAAATAAAACTTATAAAAGGTGGGAGAAAGCTTAAATGAGCGAAGAAATTATTAGTTGGGTACAAAGTGATATGTTAGAGGTGACTATCAAACAACCAGACGATTTCCTTAAAGTACGAGAAACATTAACTAGAATTGGTGTGGCAAGTAGAAAAGATAAAACTTTATACCAATCTTGTCATATACTACATAAACAAGGCAAATACTACATAGTCCATTTCAAAGAATTATTTGCTTTAGATGGTAAAAAATCAACACTATCGGAAAACGATATTCAAAGAAGAAATACAATTACTTTATTATTACAAGACTGGAGCTTAGTAGATGTGGTTAAAAAAGAAATGACCGAAAGTAAAGCTCCGTTGAGTCAGATAAAGGTATTACCATTTAAAGAGAAAAAAGACTGGACTTTATCTGCTAAATATAATATAGGTAAAAAGGTTGACGATAAAAAGAAAACCGAAGAGAAAAAACCTGAAGAAAGTCCAGTAACAGATGGCGAATAAATGCAGATACCAAAGTTCAAAGATTACATAACAGAAGCTAAAATTTCTGGACCGTACAGATTAATCATTATTTCAGATGAACCTGAAGATGATTTAAATTTCCATACAGCAAAAAACTTATTGAAACAAGCATTAAAGCTTGGTCATAAGGCATATATCTATAGAAATACTGGTGGGTATGTATCTACCGAAGAAGATGGTGAGTTATATTTCCATAACCAGGACGATAAAAAAGGTTTTAGAGTATCAGCAAGAGATACGATTGCTATTGTTAGAGGTTCAGTTGTACGTAGAGATAGTTGGTTAGACTTAATATCAAGATTAGAAAAGCACGTAGTGTGTGTAGTCAATAGCAGACAATGTATTAATGTATGTGCTGATAAGTATAGAACTTCATTAAGACTTGCTGACTATGGTATCAAACAACCTGTATCAGTATTAGTTACTGATCCAGAAAATTCAATGGAAGCATTTGAACAATTAGAAGATAAGTTTCCAGTTATTTTAAAAACATTAAGAGGTTCAAAAGGTGTAGGTGTCTTATTCATTGAGTCAGAAAAATCATTAGATTCAATTGTACAATTACTTAATAAACAAGATGAAGATTCTGATATACTATTACAACAATATATTAAAACAGATTGGGATGCTAGAGTTTTAGTATTGCAAGGTAAAGTTTTAGCGACAATGCGAAGAGATGTTGTGCCAGGAGATTTTAGAAGTAACGTATCAAGAGGTGCCGAGGTAAGAGCATTAGAACTAACAGAATTAGAAACAGAAGAAAGTTTAAAAGCTGCTAAGGCAGTAGATGGTCAATGGGTTGCAGTAGATTTTATCCCATCAAAAAATAGAAAGAAAGACCCACCATTTGTTATTGAGGTTAATTCATCTCCAGGGACAGAAGGTATTGAAGAGGCAACAGGAAGAAATTTAAGTAAAGAAATAGTACAACATTTTGAAAATAGAGATACTTGGAAGAAAGTACCTAGTGAGTGTGGATATAAAGAAGTTGTCCACATACATCCATTTGGACGTATAGTGGGCAAATTTGATACAGGTAATTCAGGTACGTCTGTTATACACGCTGATAAATTAAAAACAAGCGGTGGTAAAATCACTTGGTCATTAGAAGGTAAAACACTTACAAATGATATAGTGCGTAAGCAAAAAATTAGTGTAGGTGGTTTAAGAGATTATGAAGAAGAAAGATATGTCATTAAACTTGATGTAGATTTTGCAGGTGGAGAATATAAAGATGTAGAATTTACACTTGATGATAGAGATGAAAAATCAAAAATATTATTTGATAGGGAAACTATGAATAGATTTAATGTTATGGTTAACCCTAATAGAAAATATGTAATAACAACAAAGTATAGTTTAGATGACAAGAAAGGAGAAAAATAAGATAAGATGAGTATAAAAGGAAAAGTGAAATGGTTTAACCCAACAAAAGGTTACGGTTTCATAGCAAGAGAAGACAACGAAAAAGATGTTTTTGTACACTCTTCAGCTGCTCAAGCAGCAAGTTTAGAGTTAAACGAAGGTGATGAATTAACGTTTGAAATTACTGAAGGCGAAAAAGGTAATTCAGCAATAAATTTACAAAAAAACTAAAACAGAAAGGAGGCGCTACATAATGTCAGATAGTACACCAGAACTTGGTAAATTTACTTCATATAGAACCAAGGAAGAAATTGCTAAAGACATTAAATTTATTTTGGAAGATAAAGTAGCTCCTGCTGTAGCTCAACACGGTGGGTTTATAAATTATTTAGATTTTGATATGGATTTAGGTGTGGCAAAATTAGAACTGGCAGGTGCTTGTTCTGGTTGTGCAATGTCTAAGCAAACACTACATCAAAGTGTAGAAGATATGTTAAAGCATTATGTTCCAGAAGTCAAAACAATTGTAGGTGAAGATGATTTATCAGCGAAAGCAGATGGATATACACCTTTTTTTCCACAAGGCACCATTGACTATTGATGAGAAATAGTATATATTATAATTAAGGAGAAATATAATGGCAAGTGATGAAATATTAGTCTGTAGATTGGTAACAGGAGAAGATGTTATCGGAAAAATTACAGAAGGATCAAAGACAATTACAATCATAAAAGGATTTGTTATCATACCTACGCAACAAGCACCAGGTAAACCAGTCCAATTAATGATGACCCCTTATGCTCCATATTCAGATGGAGACTCAATTGAAATTAGAGCAGATAAGGTTATGTCAATATCAAAACCAAAAGAACAAATCAAACAGAATTATATTACAAATACTTCATCTATTTTAGCACCTAAAAAACAGTTAATAACTGAAACAGGTTTGCCATCATTAGATAAGTGATAGATGTATATTTTGTAAGGGACGGATCCAAAATTCGTGTTCAAGCTAGAGAAGGTTTGAGTGTGATGGAGGCAGCCAAATTTGAATCAACAGTAGATATTCCAGAAATACCTGCAGATTGTGGTGGCAATTGTATGTGCTGTACCTGTCACGTATATGTAGATGAAAAGTGGATAGATAAAATACCAAAGATGGATGATAATTCCATTGAGGAAGAACAATTAGAATATGAAAAAGGATATAAACCAGGTGTTAGTAGATTATCTTGTCAGATAAAACTTACTAAAGAACTTGATGGTTTAACCTTACATTTGAGACCAGATGAACTTTTATAAAAATGTAATAGAATATAAAGGCAAACTACTTGTTAGAGGTGTACATAATGACAAGGAGTATAAAGAGAAGATTAATTTTTCTCCAACATTATATTCATTAACAAAAGAACAAACAGATTTTAAAACTTTACAAGGTCAAAATTTAAAACCAATAACTTTTCAATCTATTGAAGCTGCTCGTAGATTTAGAAGAGATATCGCAACTCAAAATTCACCTATCTATGGACTTGAAAGATATCATTATCAATATATCAATAAAGAATTTCCAAAACAAGTTAAATGGTCAAAAGATTTAATTAAAATATTTACATTAGATATAGAGTGTGGTTGTGAAAATGGTTTTCCAGAAGTAGATAATCCTATAGAAGAATTACTTTGTATTAGTGTTAAGAATCAATCCAATAAACAGATTATAACTTGGGGTGTTGGTAAATTCACAACAGACCGTACAGATGTAACTTACATTGAATGTAAAGACGAAAAACATTTAATAATGGAGTTTATGAAATTCTGGTTAAAGAATTATCCAGATGTTATTACAGGTTGGAATACTAAATTTTTTGACTTACCTTATTTAATGAATAGGATAAAATTACTTGTAGGTTCTAAAGTTGCAAATCGTATGTCGCCTTGGAATTTAATAACAAGTGAACAAATTATTATACGAGGTAGACCTAATACGTATTATACTTTGTATGGTATTGCTATGTTAGATTATCTTGATTTGTATAAATGGTTTATACCAGCAAGACAAGAAAGTTATAGATTAGGATTTATAGGTGAAGTTGAATTAGGTCAAGGTAAACGTGAAAATCCATATAACACTTTTAAAGATTTTTATACAAAAGATTTTCAAAAATTTGTAGAATATAATATACAAGACGTAGAAATTGTTGACGCATTAGAAGATAAATTAGGGTTAATTGATTTATCTTTAACGTTTGCATATGAAACTAAAGTAAATTATAACGATATTTTTTCACAGGTTAGAGTTTGGGATACATTAATCGCAAACCATTTGATGGAAAAAAATATTTGTATACCTCCTAGGGAAGAACATTCCAAGGATACAAAGTATGAAGGCGCTTATGTAAAAGAGCCTAAACTTGGTATGCAACATTGGGTGGTGTCTTTTGATATCAACTCTCTTTATCCACATATTATTGTACAATATAATATTTCTCCCGAAAAGATATTAGGTGTTGATTCATCTGGTGTTTCTGTGAATAAAATGTTGAGTAAGAAGACACCCCTAGAGTTTTTAAAAGATAAAGACGCTTGTATAACACCTAACGGTGCAATGTTCAAAAGAGATAGTCAAGGTTTCTTACCTGAAATGATTGAAAAGATTTATAAAGACCGTGTGATATATAAGAAACGTGAGTTAAAGGCACAAAGAGAATATCAAAAGAATCCAACAAACGAATTAAAAAAAGAAATTGCTAGATGTCATAATATACAATGGGCAAGAAAGATTGCTTTGAATAGTTGTTATGGTGCAATTGGTAATCAATACTTTAGATACTATGATATACGTATGGCTACAGCAGTTACTACATCAGGACAATTAGCAATAAGATGGATAGAAAATAAAGTTAATGAGTATCTTAATAAACTTTTAGAAACTACAGAGGTAGATTATATCATAGCATCAGATACAGATTCAATTTATGTACGATTTGATGAGTTGGTTTCTAAGGTGAACCCAAAGAATCCTGTAGACTTTTTAGATAAGGTGGCTAAAGAAAAGATTGAACCATACATCACCAAGTGTTATGAGGAGTTGGCAGAGTATGTAAATGCATATGAACAGAAGATGGAAATGGCTAGAGAAGTTATCGCTGATAAAGGTATCTGGACTGCTAAGAAAAGATATATTCTTAATGTGCATGATAGTGAAGGTGTGAGATACGCCGAGCCACAGATTAAGGTGATGGGTATCGAGGCAGTGAAGTCATCGACGCCGGCACCATGTAGAGAAATGATTAGGTCTGCTTTGAAGATTATCATTAATGAAGATGAGATAACATTGAATACATTTATACAAGCTTTTCGTGAGAACTTTATGAAGCTACCTCCGGAGAGTATTGCTTATCCTAGGTCGTGTAATAATATGAAAGAATATTATAATTCATCGACTATATTTTCAAAGGGTACTCCAATGCACGTTAAGGGGGCATTGGTGTATAATTATATTCTCCAACGAGAGAAATTAACACATAAGTATCCACTTATACAAGAGGGTGAGAAGATAAAGTTTCTTCAGATTAGAACACCTAACCCATATCAGTCTAATGTTATTTCATTTATGACAACATTGCCGAAAGAATTTGACTTGCATAATATGATAAACTATGATATAATGTTTGATAAGAGTTTCGTGGAGCCCTTGACGTTTATATTGGAAAAGATTGGGTGGAACGTAGATCGTAGTTATGGAACACAAACAACATTGGAGCATTTGTTCGCATGATACAAGAACTATATGATTATTTGGCTAATCATTTTTTCTATTTGAATGAAGGTGAGTTCCGACACTGTACTGAGAAGTATGGTAAGGAAGAATTTAGATGGACCATAGCTGAGTATGTAGCCAATGAGCGTCCAGTGTTTCCGTTTCGCAAAATGCAATACAGCGATATGGTGGACACCTTTCGTAAACTTCAGAAGGTAGACTATACCAACTTCATTACACCACAAGAACAGTTAGATAATGAAGTGGTGGAAAAGTATGATGACTACAAATACGAGTATCAAACGTGCGGACAGGGCGTCATAGACGGTCCTACAGTGTATAATGCGTGTAGTGATTACTTTATGAATCATTTACGTTTAGCGTGTGGGTCGTATGGTTATATGGCACCAGCACAAGTATGGGAACAGGGCACGCCTAAACAAATATGGTCATCTATAGGTGGTCTGTGGCGAGGGGTAAACAGTACAAAAGATTTAAGTGAAAAGAGTGTAATGGAAGTCCTACGTTTAGGCACATACATTGCAACACAGTTTAAACCAATAGTAGCTAAAGTCATTTATAATATGA